TTATTTCTTTGAGGTTGTCGTATCGGTAATTCACGATCCTCATTTCTATAAACACGCGCGGTTTTTGGTTCTCCTTTGCTCTAGCGACAGCATCATAAACACTAAACTTGCGCTGCAATTTGCATACGCAATTCCAATGTTGAGAAACAAAGTCTGCTAATTCTTGCTCGCGCCGTTCATGTTCTTTAGTCACCTGATATTGGGTCATAACCAAGTGTCTCCGCTAGTTTAGCCATAGCCATTTCAAAGTAGCTGTTAAATTCGTCTTGCTCCATATCATCAAAGCTAATGCTATCTATGACGCGCATATGGCACCCTGCCAGGTTATTCCAACGCATCTTTATATACCCACACGCCCACTTTAAATCGTTGTGTAAGTGATCGTCCGTGGGCCACTTTCCAGTAGCCTCACGCACTTTGCGTAGCGTTGCCCAATACAAGTTATGTTGTGGGTTAGAACGCTTCTTTGTTTTCTGCATGTTGAAAACGGTGCCTTGTGAGCAATCTTCTAGCTGTATTGCATCATATTCCGTTAGTGGAACCAAAGCACCTTCAACCTTCATTACTTGTATCTTAGCGGCGGCTTTCATTTTTCCATTCGCTCATTAACTTATTGACCTCTTGTTTTATCTCGTTGCGAAAGCCACCGTAGATTTTGACAGTTTGTGCTTTGTTATAGTTTAGGAACATAAACATGCCGCGCATAAACCACTCATTATTCATAGATCGTCCATCTTGAATTGGGAAACCTTCTGAAAATTGCCGCATCATTTCAGTCATTAAAGGTGTAAAATCTTTTACACTGTAACTACCAAGAGCCTGGTATTGTTCTGCTGCAACGTTAAAGTTTGCGCCTAATGCTGTTGCCATACAAAATGCAGCCCGAAACGGTGCTGATCTAACGGCTTTTGTTTTTGGCTTGATTTCTTCGTGAATGAATTTGCTTGCTTCCATCAGGTGACTGTCTGCCACCTGCAAGATGTCTGATGCTACTGGTTTTGCAGTTCCCGTGCATCTTAACATATATTGTATGGGTTGCACTACTGGTGAGGGTAGCCGCAAAATATCTGCATTCGTTCTTAGCTTTCCTTGGTCTAAAATCTTGAATATTTCGTCAGCATGATCTGCGACAGCAAAAATCATTTGTTGGTCTACTTCGCTATCTACAATAGCCTCTAACCTATGCTGCCCATCCACTATGTTTCCGTCTTTTCTAAATATTAGAGAACATGGTGTTTTTACCCATCTTCCAAGTTGCATCTGCAACGACATATGTTTCATATGCATATTAGAAACACGTCTATTGCCTTCGTTTTTACGCAAAAAATCTCTGGCGAACATTGGCGTAATGGTCATTTCGTAATAAGCAAATTCATCTGTTTTACCTATTAGCTTTGCTTCTTTTGGTGGAAAGTTTTTCATTGTTTTACCTTACTTTTGCTTTGTTTAGTGGGGGATTTACAGAACCCTTCCCCCAGAGGGCGCTCCGACATGGGTGGCTTGTAAACACCCACCTCGTCTGTTCCTAAAATGGGATTTCGTCCGATAACTCGTTTGACAGGTTTGCACCTTCTGGCATCCGCTCATGTTCGGTATGCTTAACTTCGTTTTTGGGTGGGCCTGCAAACTCTACCTGGTTTGCGTAGATGTTATAGTAAGTGGTTTTTTTACCGTCATACTCTTTTTCATCTATACTAAGCTGTCCGCTAACAACTACTTTGCGCCCTTTTTTGATGTGGTCGGCAAGTTTGGTGTTGTAGTAATTGCAGCTGAACCAGTCTGTCCCTGCATCTCGGCTATAGCCTTTGTTAACCGCGACAGAAAAGGTGATAAACTCCCCTCTCTGGTTCTGACGAATTTCACTGTCTCTACCGACAGTCCCGACAATCGTGATAACTTTCATGTCATTAACTCCACTTTTCTTTTTTCGTGTGCTTCTAAAACTTGTTCATATTGTGCCTCTGTTAAATCAGGGCTGTTGATGATTTTGGTGTATTTGCTCTCCGCTTTGTCAAACTGTTCCTGGGTGCAGTTTTCATAGAAGGTCAGCATCGCATCTACGCGATCCTCTAAGTTAAGCGTCATTGATGGCGTGGCTTCTTTTGGCTTTGCAGCCTTGAAATCGTCGGCTTCTTCCTCTGAGTAAACATCGCCGTGCAAGCCTACCAGTTTAAGTATTACCCGATCCTTGGCGCGTTTCTCTGCCATAGCAAAGGGGTAACTGTTTTTGTTGTTGTATGGTGCCGCTTCGCCAATAGACCATTCTGTGGCCTCTGCCATGTGGCCTGTTACGCATATAACCGCTTCTTTAGCTGCTACGTCACATGCTATGATCTGCGGTTGGTCAAATACTACATTGTAATGTGCGGCTACCTTTTCCAAAGCCTTGTGCAATACAACTGGTGTTCCGTGGCAATCCCAAACCGCCTGGCGTTCACTGAGGCCAATGTCTTTTAGGATTTCTTGCAAACGTGCGGGTAGTTTCTTAGCCATTATTCCATCGCCTCTTTTAATGCATCGTGTTCTTTGTTTGCTTCTGCAAAACCTTCGTCAATAGCGTTCATCATAATAATAACGTCTGATGAAAGTAGGCTGTGTTTTGCGGCTGCTAGGCAAAGCTGTCTATATACTGCTGCCTTTATTACCAACGGTGTTGGGTGCTTGTGTGTCATTGTTTACCTCATTTATTGCTATTTACTGTTTACATAATTATTTTTAACCTGTAAAGCATAAATATACAAATTGTTAATGAGGATGATAATGGAAAAGAAAACAATGTTACGCGCAGATGAAATACGCCGCCGATTGCGTGACCGTAATTTGTCGGCTGTAGCGCGTGAGGCTAAAATATCGCGTCCTGTTTTGTATCAGATTATGCGTGAGGATACCGACCCACGTTATAGCACTGTGGAACGGTTATCGGATTACCTGGAGGATTTGTCTTGAAGAAAAACCCCCAGTCAAAAGACTGAGGGCTTTAGCAATAAGTAAGGATGCTGTATAATGTTTGTGTCTCACCAGCGAGGTCAGAATAACAAACCTCGCCCAAATAAGAAAGGGCAAAAATGTCTCATTACATGACTGCGTTAGCTATGAAGCAACAGGGTCTAAAACCAGCTACTAAAATTGTGCTGTATTGGTTGGCAGACCACCACAACGGCGAAACAGGTAAATGCTTTCCTAGCATAAACCGCCTAGCTGAACTTAGCGAAATGTCTCGTAGGTCAGTAGAAGGCCACTTAGAAACACTGGAAACGCTTGGCTTAATTAAGCGAGTAAACCAATTTAGAGAAACAGGCGGTAAGTCTGCAAATTCTTACATATTAGAACTTACGGGTACATATGAGAACATAAGCGATGCGCAAAATCTGCGTATGGTATGCGAAAAATCTGCGCATGGGGATACGCAAAATCTGCGCATGAATAACCTAGGAATAAATAACCTTGGAAAAGAAACTAATAATTCATCATCTAACGATGAAGTAGATTATTATTTTGATCAGCTTTGGTCTTTGTATCCTAGAAAGGTAGGCAAGGGACAAGCGCGTAAGGCATTCAAAGCAGCTTCTAAGAAGGCAGACTTCTATGATCTTCTTCCCAAGCTGATGGATTATGTGCAAACATTAGAAGGCAAAGATAAACAATTTATACCGCACTTAGCCACATGGCTGAACGGTGAACGCTGGGAAGATGAGGTAGAAGCATGACACACGAAGAAAGAATTAGAGTTATTCTAGGCGAGCTAATCAAGATAATGGAAGGCTACGCTACTCCAAAGCACTTAGATACAGTTGCCAAACAAGAACAAGAAGCCCGCAACATTGTTCGCATGATTAACCAGAAGTTTCCAAATGACACGACAGTAGAGCATATTCGCGGCACAATGGATCGGGCGATGCTAAAGCTAAAAGAGGCGCATAAGTCACGCACCTGGCCTACAGCGGCAGATATTAGCGCAGCCGTTTCTAAGTCTATGAATACGCAACGGTCAAACATCCAACCAAGCAAGGGGCCGTGGAAGCCTGACACCCTGGCACTAAACGCCAAGCGTATCATTGCAGGGGAACCAGTGGGTGAGATGTATATACGCGGTAAGCTGGCAGACAAGATGGTGCAGATGGGTTTGATAACAGACGCGCATCTACAGCCGTATTTAGAATACTTGTCAGCAAACAATATCCCTGCTAGGGTTGACCCACCTATCTCATAGGTTTGCCTCACTAAACTGCCCCCTCGCGTGATCGCTCCGCAGGGGGTATTTTTTTGCCTAGAATTGTGTTACCTTCTTAGCAAGAGCCGACCTTTCTCCCTCCCTGTTGGTTTCGTGTTGCTCCATAACACTGGCTCTCCTCACTGACCCCCTGGACGCGGGCATGTTCGGGGGGTCTTTATTTCCTTAAAGAAAACCTCTATATTGTTTACAAATCACATAGAGGGCGCACCCATGAAAGATGGACGGTCTTGGCCTGCGGATAAGGTTGAGCGTAGAAACATAAACAGCATTATTCCTTACGCAAGAAACAGTCGCACCCATAGCGACGAGCAAGTGGCGCAGATCGCCGCAAGCATAAAAGAGTGGGGATTTACCAACCCGATCCTGGTTGACGTAGATGGCGAAATCATCGCAGGGCATGGGCGTTTACTCGCAGCACAAAAGCTAGGTTTAGACGAAGTTCCATGTATAACGGCTGTTGGTTGGTCAGATGCACAAAAGAAAGCCTATGTCATAGCAGATAACAAACTGGCCCTGAACGCAGGGTGGGATAACGATATGTTGTCCATTGAGTTTGCGGAACTAAAAGACATGGACTTTGATCTTGGCCTTACAGGTTTTGACGCGGACGAACTGGCGAAGCTGCTGCAAGAGCCAGAAAAGGAAGGTTTGACGGACGAGGACGATGTTCCAGAGGCACCAGAGCAACCTGTAACGGTAGAGGGTGACGTTTGGATACTTGGGCGACATAAGATTGTTTGCGGTGACGCAACAGATGTTTCGTGTTGGGATAAATTGCAGATTGAAAATGGGATAGCTGTTTTTTCATCTCCACCCTATAATCTTGGGACATCAATAAAATTGAGTGGAAACAAAAACTTAAATAAAAAATCATCTGCGTATGAAACATATTCTGATAACGCTTCCGATGCAGATTATCTTGAATTGTTGCAATCGTCTTTAAATGCGTCGCTTTCTTTTTGCGATGTCGCGGCATTTAATCTGCAACCATTGGCAAATTCTAAACGTGCTTTAATGAAATTTATGAATGATAATTCAACGAATATGGTGGATATTGTTACATGGGACAAAGGACATGCCGCGCCAATAATAGCAGAGGGCGTTATGTCGTCACGATATGAATGGATTTTTATTTTCTCAAATAAAGACGAAGCATCCAGAAGTATTCCATATGCGTCTTGGCGTGGAAAGTGGTCAAATGTATATCAAGCACCCTCACAGAAAGATAATAAATTTTCAGAAATACACGGCGCAACATTTCCTGTTCATTTGCCTATGTTTGTTGTTGGTGACTTGATGAATAGGTCTAGGGGTGTCGTAGATTGTTTTTGCGGCACAGGAACAACCATCATCGCTGCGGAAAAACTTGGCAAGATTGGGTATGGTATAGAACTTGATGCAAAATATTGCGATGTAATCATTAATCGTTGGCAAGATTTTACAGGCGAAAAGGCAACATTAGAAAGCACAGGGCAAACATATGATGATCTAAGATCAGAAAGGTTTGCGGCATGACGGAAAAGAATAAAGGCGGTAGACCACCAATAAAACTTACCAAAGAACAAAAGGGTGAGCTGGAAACACTGGCGGCTGTGCTTAACGTAGAACAGATTGCAGATTACTTTGGTATAAGTAGGCGCGTATTCTATGACATCATGGAAAGGGACGCAGAAGTTTCTGCACAGTATAAAAAGGGTAAAGCTAAAGCAGTGGGCTTCGTAGCACAAAACCTTATTCAAAAAGCTAGAGGCGGCGATCTTGGCGCACAGATATTTTACCTAAAGACACAAGCGGGTTGGAAAGAAACGCAAAGGGTAGAAGGCGCAGGCACCGAAGGCGAACATATTATTGCATACAAGTGGATGGATGATGACGACGAGGACGATCAGGTATAAGCCTCGCAAGCTGCTTAAGACATTTCACAAGCGAAACCAACGCTATGCTGTTATCGTAGCACATAGACGTTTCGGCAAAACCGTTGCAGCGATAAACGATTTAATCAGAGACGCGCTTACAATCCCGCGCAAGAATGTTCGTGTAGCTTACATTGCACCATATTACCGACAGGCCAAGGCTATCGCCTGGGACTACTTGCTAGAATACACGAAAGATATTGAGGGCAGCGTAGCAAACGCAAGCGAACTGCGCGTGGACTTTCCAAACGGTGCGCGGATACGTTTGTTTGGTGCGGATAACTACGATGCTATGCGTGGGCTATACTTTGACGCTGTTGTGTTGGACGAGCCTGCCGACTTCCCTGCAAATGCTTGGCCTGCTGTAATTCGTCCTAGCTTATCAGACCGCAAAGGACGTGCTACATTTATCGGGACACCCAAAGGCAAAAACGAGTTCTGGGAAATATGGCATGAAGCACAAGACGATCCAAACTGGTATGCAGAAATGTTCCGCGCTTCTGAAACATCAATATTGGATCAAGAGGAACTTGACGAAGCCCGACAGACAATGGGCGATGACCGCTACGACCAAGAATTTGAGTGTAGTTTTGAAGCGGCAATCCAAGGGGCTTATTACGCAAAAGAAATGAAAACGGCTGGCGAGGACGGCAGAATATGCGCCGTGCCTTATGATCGCGCTGCATCTGTCATCACTGCATTTGACTTAGGAATAGGCGACAGCACTGCAATTTGGTTTGCACAGTTCGTGGGCCGTGAGGTTAGGATTATAGACTATTACGAAAACAGCGGAGTAGGATTAGATCACTATGCAAAAGTTCTCTTGGACAAAGACTATCAATACGAGCAACACATTCTGCCGCATGATGTCCAAGTCAAGGAACTGGGAACAGGGAAAAGCAGGCTTGAAACGCTTGACGCGCTGGGCATACGGCACATTGAGATTGCGCCGAAACTAGCGGTAGAAGATGGCATACAGGCTGCGCGTAGCATGATCCCACGCTGTTGGTTTGATGAAAGCAAATGCACTAGGGGCATAGAGGCACTTAGACAATACCGCAGGGACTACGACGAAAGGCTGAAAACCTGGCGGGGTAGACCGTTGCACGATTGGACTTCCCACGGTGCTGATGCGTTCCGATATTTAGCTGTTGGTTATAAGCCTGCGGCTGATTGGGGCGAACCAATTAGAAGGAATTTGCGCGGCATTGCGTAATATGCTAAAGTCGCCCTAACAATAGGGCGTTTCATGGCTAGAAAAACCACTACAAAGAAAAAAGGTGCTGACGGCAAGGCTTGCTGGAAGGGCTATCGTTACGCTTGAACTAAGGGCGGCAAGGATCGCTGCGTCAAAGTCAAAAAA